CCGGTCGCGCCGTTGTCATCGCCTCCACCACCACCCTGACCACCTTCACCGATAAAGCGACCACCATTAGTTCCCACAAACGTGAACGTGCTGGCAGGATCAAATGATGAGCTGATGATGACCTCACCAACATCAGCGTTATTAGCAGTGATGGTCACCTCGACCGGGGTCGATGGAGAACCTAAATAGGCGAACAGGTCGCCTATGTAAGTATCGGATGTAAATGTAAGGCTAACAACGCCACCACCACCGAACAATGAGATTGGGATTCGCCACATTAAGCCGCTACCAAGTTCTTGAGAATCGAAACCATCCAGCGTGAGCCGCCAAGGGCGCTAAGTCCGGTGACATACTCGAAGCCAAGATAGTCAATCTCCCCAAGCGCGAGTGATAGCACTGGTGCTCCACCGGGCGCGATAAATGTGGTCGAGGCGAACGTGATTGCGTGCGGCGCATTAACACCCTGTTCAATAACCAAGCTGAACTGCTGCCCGGTCGTTGCGTTACTCGGCGCTCCCATGTTGATCGCACCTGTGGTGAGGTGATAAAAGGCGTTGCTGAGTGAGCAGTCTAACCCTGCGGCAAGCTGAGCATTTGTTTGTACTACACGCTCAGACACCTGACCAGCTGTAAATGTCTGGGCAAGTGCCTTCTGTGCGAAGTTCGCGCCAGCAACACCAGTTAGCGCATCTGAGTCGAGTGCTGTGGTAGCTGTGGCTGCTGTGGTTGCCGTCGATGCCGACGCTGCCAGAATGTCGGTGCCATCGCAGAACATCCACTGACCCTCACCAGCAGGGATTGAAATACCCGTTCCGGTGGTGGTCTTGAAGGTAACAACCTGTCCACCAGTGGTGTTATTGATGACCAGCCATGCCTTCTTGATGAAGGCTGTGTTCTTAACGTCAGGCGGCAGGTTCACGTTGCGCGGCGTAGCCAGCGAGGTGCCCTGTATGTCGAGAATACCGTAACGATAATGCTCTGCGGCATCACCACCCTGCGTCGTGTCCAGCGTCACATCAGCGGCTGTCACATCAACAGTAGTCGTAAAAAACGCAGACTCAATCAGCTGGATCGTGCTGTCGTTGAGAATGGTGCCCCAAGTGTCCGGGTTATCATCCAGCGCTTGCAGCGTGATCGCTAACCTATCGGATGTAATTGCCATGTCTTACCTCTGGTTGGTCGGCACCGCTGGCACTTCCAGAGGTGTCAAGTTGTATCTCTGATTGAGTAGCTCGTAGGTCTCCCGTTTCGCGAGCGGCAATGCCGCAACGTATTGTTCCATCCACACCGGGGAACGGTCATCCGCTTTGAGGAAGCCCTCAGCCTCAGCCAGACATGCCTTGAAGAGCATGTCGTCCTGATGCAGAGACAACCACGTTGTCGGATTACCAGCCGATAGTCGCGTTGGACGAGTCACACCACGTGCATTCAGTGTGTAAATTACGTCAGGGATCGGAGACAGTAGCCAGTTCAGCTCATCAGTCTCAGCATAGTATTTAGGTGGGGCCGTCTGACCCACTGTCTGGTGATCCCTGACGAAATCGGTTGACCGCAACTCCAGCCACGTGCGCACAAGCCCACTGCCGAAGTCGAAGTCGTAATAAATGGATTGCGTTACCACCAACTCAGTGTCGGTGGTTGGCTTGGTCACAGTCGCCTGAGTAGCCACTGTGTCTGCCGTGTCCTCACTCGTGAAGATCGACAGGTCGAGGTCGCGCCACAAACGCATCTCTCCGAGGTTGATTACCTCATCGATCGACCCCGTGAACTCAGCATCATCATCCTCGGTCCATGCTTGCAGGTTGGCGCTCAGTTCAGTGTATGTCTTGTTGCTCATCAGCCAGCCTCGATGTAAAAGTTGTTCGAGATAGCCGCCGCACCAACGAACGGTGTCATGAACGGTATACGGAAGGTTGGCGACTCACTCCCCACGGCGATTCGCGAGATGTGCCACGCACCACCACCGTCCAGCTCGATAAACAGCCAGTCACCGATCGCGTACGTCAGAGCGTCATCCGGCACCATGTGGGTCTCATTGCCGCTCATTGCCACAGCGATAGTGCCAGCAGGCGAGCTGACAGGCGCTACAGGGGCAGGAGGTGGCGTTTCTACATTGCCGTAATCCGCTTCAACGGATATTTCAGGAGCAGGTCGATACAACGCAACAGGGTCAGTCACCTCGACAGGAATCTCCTGCGGGTGCTTCGGCTCCCACCAATCAGGATGCACAAGCAGGCCCTCGACGTGACCGTCAACCACGAGGTCGCGGTACAGCATCTTCTGGCCTGAGCGCTGGCATTCTGCTACGGCTCTGTGCCCTCTTGCGTACTGACGCTTACTCATCGGTAGCTTCTCGCCCTCCCTCTGCGTCGGCTCGAACCGGATGTCGGTACGATCCTCACGTCACCACGCTCACGAGAAGCGTTCGTGCCTGCTCTAAAAGCCATCTCTGACTTCTGGTACAGGGCAGCTTCAAGGTCAGGTGGCGCGAACTTCTCTGCCAGCCTGAAAGCCAGACCGTAAGCGAACGCATCGTGCATGTAGTAAGGGATGTCGGCATTGTCAGCCGCTGTGTCTGAGTCCTCGAACTTCACAACAGCATCGAAGTGAATCTCATCAGTCGAGTTCTCTGGTGTGGTCCAGAAGGTCAGCGTAATGCCGTCACGAGCCTTATCCACGAATACACGGTCAGCCCTGCCCTCGATGTCCTTCTCAGGAATGTTGAGCAGTTCAGCACGCGACATGAACTCGACCGGGGTGTCTACACCGTTACGGCGCAGCACCACGTTGATGATGTCAATGATTGAGACCCCACCAGTACCGAGATCGAAGTCGGTGCCTGCGACGTACTCAGCTTGCGACTGCACAAGCGTGAACGACTGCCGCTTGATGCGGAAGTTGTGATAGTCCTTCGTCGCCCAGTCAGCCAACATGAAACGCATGGAGCGTCGTGCGGACAGTACGTGCCTCGATGTAATCTTGGCAGGGTCTATCCGACAGCGCTCCAGCGCCTCATCAACCATCTCAGCGAGATCGGGATTAAAGATGTACGTCCCTGATGTCGCCATGAGGTTATCCTTGCGTTATCTGGTAAACAACCGAACCCGTACCGGCAGTGATGTCGATACGGATAGCGAACACCGGGAACTGCAACTGAGACGCGCCAACAGCGGTCGCAATCTGGTTCCAGTCAGCACTCGCAGGAGCCGAGTAACGACCCGGATCATTCGGCGTATTGATGTTCACCGCAGCAAGTGCGGTCGCGTCATACAGGATGTTCTGGTTGGTCCAGTCGATCGTCAGCGTCGTGACCGTGCCGTTGGCTTGGGTCTGGATGTTGACCGTATCCTCGAACCCCTCAACAACAATGTACGTCGCGCCGACACCAGCAGCTGTCTCGCCAGTGATTACGCGCTTACGGGAGTGTCCCATGGATCACCTCCCTTAGTCGTTGACCTTACCGTCATCCGCAACAATGTAGCTCACGAGCAGTGTCGTGGTGCCGCCTGTTGCAGCGGACGCGCCGACACCAGCTTCGATCTCAGTATCAGCAGTCAATGCCACACCAAGGTCAGCGCCAGTCTGTACTTCAACTGCCGATGCTGTATCAGCATCAATCTCGTTGCCGAGACCGGCAGCAGTACCACCAGCAAGCTGCACGTCAACGGTAGGCGTTGCGCCACCCGTTGCGCCGCCAAGCGTCGTTACGCCAAGTGGGATTGCTCCTGCTGGAAGATATACGCCAGTGCCTGCTGCGGCAGCGGTCGGATCAAATGCGACCGTTACGAACGCCTTGAATGTAGCTGGTGTGCCTTTGCCATTACCCGAAGGTACTGCCATGGCACGCTGCCGGATATAACCGGCGAATGTGCTTCTCTTACCCATCTGTCTGTCTCCAGTCTCTTACGAGTCGTCAGGGTGGGACTGACTTGGCAACCGGGCACCCCCGATCCAAACCAAGCCAGTCCCTGTGGTTACAGCTTAGGTGCTGCCAGAGCTGCCGAATGCACCTCGGTAGTCAGACCAGCCGAACGAGTAGCGTTCACGCGCCTTGTAGCGCATGTTGCCTGTCTCAAAGTCACCTTCGAGACCACGTTGGATGTTCTTCCTGACCATGTGCTTCAAGCCGTCCTGCTGATCCGTGATCAACGTCCACTGGTTAGCGTCCGTCAAACGATGGTTCTTGTAGCAACCACCGGGGATCATGCCCATCTTCTTCATGGCATTGATGTCGTTGTCAGCCGTACCCGGACGGTATGGAGACATCAACAGTCGTTCTGCCACGAACATCAGATCGGGCGGCACAATCAGCTTCATTGCGCGCACAGCGATCGGGATAGACCGTTCGTCCACGAACTTGCTGATTGCAATCATCGCTTCCTCAAGGGAAGTCTCAGACAGGTCAGCCTGTGTCGTAAACGTGTTGGCCTGCGTCCCACCACCGAAGAGCGGATGAGCCGTACTGAACAGCTCGACACCATCACCACCCGGATAGGCAGCGTTGAAGCCGTTGTTCAGGATTGCTGCACCTTTCACTTCTTTGGTGTGCTGCATTGAGCGAGCAAGAGCCTTGGAGTACTTCGAGCCGATGGAGCCGTAGAGGTTGTCCTCTTCAGCTTCTTCCGTCAGCGAGAAGGCGAGTGCGATAGTCTCGTGGACGTACCGGCTGACGAACGCTTCGCCGCCCTGATCATAAGTGACCGGAGCACCTTCAGCCTTGACAGGAGCACCTGCCAGACCAGCGAGCAATACGTCTTCCTCATACGCTTTCTGAGAGTTTTCGACTGCGAAAATAGGTCTCCACTCCTGCTCGTAGCGCTTGTATTCCAAGCCGAACACGGTGTTGAGACCTTCCTGTAGCTGCTTTCTAAAGCGAGCACGATTCATGATAGCCATTAGTTATGCTCCTTTAGCTTACAGCACCGGGCCATGCACGATACGGCGACTCAGCGATCTGCACATCCACACGTGGATTTGCAGTAGCTATGTCGGCAGTAAAGATGCCGTCCGGGGCAGATGACAGTCCAAGAATCTGGAACTGTGCGATGGTGCCAGCGGTGGTGGCGCTCAGCTCGAAGCCAGAGACTCCGGTTGCTGCATTGCCAGCGCCAGCAACGAGATCGGCAAAGTTGCCAATATCGGTGTCAGCGATGGTGCCGTCCACTTGAACAGAAAATACGATACTTGGATCAACGTACACGAATGCTTCGGCTGGCTCAGCGCCGAGCGTGGCAGTGCCACTTGCCCATTGCTTTGCCCACACAACGTCGCCGTTTGCTGCGGTGTACTGACAACCGGCAAAGATGCCAATCAGTTCACCACCAGCTACGGCTACGTCAATGTTGTTTCCGTCACCCGTTGGCGTTGCATCAAGAATGACTGCATCACCAAGGAAGATGTCGGAAGCCTGACCGGAGTCAATTGTGTAGCCACCCGTATATCGCACGGTGCCACCATTCAGGTGGCGAACGGGAGTAAACCCGTTAGGTGCGTCGAGATTTGCCATTGAACATTACCTCATTCATCGTCAGCCACCCTAGTGGGCTGTACCCGTATGCCGGGGTGGGACACCGATGTCTTATGCTCTTTCACAATCGGATGACCGGCTATCTGGGTCGATTCGAGGTCATGTTCAACACTGCGGATTTGATTTGCAGTCTGGGCTTCAATAGCAGCCTTGCGTCGAGCGAGAATCTCGGAATCGATCTCCATCAAGATGAGATCATCCACCACAATCATCCCGTTCTCCTTATCCGCGAAGTTGGCGAATACACGCCAGTCTTCTGGTAGCGTTGCTGGATCGCGTGGTCGCCATCCTTCTCGCCATGTACGGTTCAGGTTTTTGGGATCGTCCGCACCATGGATTGACTTCCTGACCCATCGTTGGGTCATTCCGTCGCGAGCATCTGGAGCCGCCAATGAACTTGGACGGACCCAACCTGCTGCTTCCGGTTGGTGGGTGGCATCGTACTCCGACATCTCGTCCACACGAGACTCGTGTCCATGGTCTACACCATGGGTAGTGACAGCTGGCTTAGGTGCCACTTTCTTACTTGCTTTCTTTTTGGGTGCAGGCATGGTTATGCTCCTTGGGCTTTGTTACGAGCGAACTCTTTCAATACTTCTGGGTCTTTCGTGTCCAGATTGAATTGTCTCATCGTCGCAAAGTCTTCCGGTGTTAGCTCAACCTTACTGCTGCTTGTGCGTTGGCGACGTGATTCGTTGCCACTGACAGGTGCGACCACTTGCTTACCTCGACCCTTATCGGGTGGATCGTCCTTGCCGGTGTCATCGTCGGCAGCGTCCAAGCTCTCATACAGCGATGGCTCTTTTTCCTTGAGTCGTCGGTCCAGCTCCTTGAAGTAGTCCGGCGAATCAGGTCGGTAGCCATCGGCATACACTTCCTTGTCAATGCGATTGGCGAGGCGTGTCTGGCGTTCAAAACCAGCCTGCCTGTACCAATCACCCCGGTCCTCCATCCACTGTTCACTGAGTGACTCAGTGGATTTCGGACCATCTGGGGAAAGTTTATCATCAAACGGCTGTACATTACCATCAGGTGATAAATCATCAAGGCGTGACTGGGCTACCACTTTGTCAGCTTTCAGATCAGAGAGCTGCGTCGTGAGACGCACCTGATCGTCGGTGTTACCGTCCTCAATAGCTCGTTTGAGGTCGGCCTGAACTTGTTTGTAACCCGCGTCAGCCTGTTCGACTTCTCTCTGCAAAGACTTCTTGTCTCGCTCATAGGAGTCCTTCGCAAGATTTTTCGCTTGCTGCTCCCAGTAATCGGCGCGGTTACGCTCCTTCAATTTGGCGCGTTGCTCCCGCGTAATGCGAGCCTTCACCTTCTTCGAGTATCCGTCATCCTCACCGCCCTTACTTGCGTCATCCTTATCAACGGTCTGCGTATCGGCTGCTGACTCATCATCTGAATCATCAGCGTCTGCGGATCGCAGCTCGTCAATCTGGATGTCGTCGTCGTTGCCAGCATCATCGTCTGCCGCTTGTTCAACGGGAGTGCGCGTGATGCCATCGTCTTTCGTGGCAGCGTCCAAATCTACTGTCATCGCTTCGTCCTCATGCACACCGTGCAGGTCTTCAAAGACGATCTCGTTCTCATGTCCCATGACTATCCCCTGTTATAGATAGGCCCGGAAACTTGCCGGGTCATTCACAATCCCCATGATGCCGTCATCGTTCATCATGAGGTACTTTGTTCCAGCCTTGGTGATCACCTTCTGACCACCGTAGGTGCCGTACATGATCCAGTCACCAACCTTCGGCTTTGGCTCCATGTTCGCCAGCTCGATACCTGAGCGCGTCACAGCCTTGTAGCACTGATCACCCATGGCAACGATTTGACCGACATACGTCAGGTGCTCTTCGGAAGTGCGTGCCTCTTCCGGCAGCTCAATACTGCCGTGATGTGTTGGTGGCTCGTAAGGCCGCACCAGCACGCGCCAGCCGACTGGCATGACAGGTAGCTCAACAGCTACGTCCTGCATTGGCTTTTCAAATGCGATGTCAGTCATTGTCTTGCGGCTCCATATCAGGAAGCTCTTTATCAGCTTCGCGTGCCTGATCTTCCAACTGCTGGACCATATTGCCTGCCATATCACTGGCAGCTTCCAGACCCCTGATGAACCCCACCTTCTGCTTGTACTCTTCCAGCGAGGCGCACTGCCCCTTACCAAGCTGAATCGAGTTAGCGATCGCCTGCTGCTGAATGATGTGCTGAAGCTCCTTAACGAACTGTCTTAGTGTCACTTGCATCTAACTTTCTCCTTGCTACGCCTGCCAGTTTATCGAGCAGTGTTTGATAGGTTGCGCCGGTCTCCTGTGCGGAACGGGCGAATTGTCGAGGGGATACACCACGAACTCCCCGCTTACGCAGGAACTCGCGTGCTGCACGCACATCTTTAGGTTTTGGCTGTGCCACTCGGTCGTGCCTTTTTCGTGTTCGCAGCTTTTGCCGCTGCCAGCTTGTTCTCTCGTTCGATCTTGGCTTGGTTGGCTCGTTCTTCACGTTGCTCCTTACGCCTTGCCATGAAGTCGTCGCGCTGTTCCTTGCTCATCGCTGCCATCTCTTGGCGCTCGATGTCAGCCAGTGTTGCCTCGTCCTTGCGTTCCTGCTCACGCATGTGCGCATCGTCCTTCCTGCGCTCATCAGCCTCGAAGCCCTCTTCGACTTCGTTCATCGACATGCTTGGGTCCATGATCTCGATCTGCGGAACCATGGCTGCGGCTTGTGCGATCTGCTGCTCCATCTGCGGATCAAGCGGCTGCTCTGGTGAGAACGATCCCGGTGGTGGTAGCTGTCCACCCATCTGCTTGTTCATCTCTACCCAGTACTTGAAGCTGACATGCTGCGCGATGTGCGCCTGCATGATCGGACCAAGCTGTTCCATCGCTTCCGGTAGCAAGCCGTTCACGAAGTTCATGTGGACCTGTATGTGTGCATCGTGGTCCTGATCTGGGAAGGCGTTCGCCCCCTGTCCCTGAAGCATCTGCATGTTCTCGGTGATGGGGTCCAGTCGCTGTGGAGCTTCCTTCTGCAAGCACTGATCGTAGTCAGGGATGCGGATAGCTCGCAGGAAGCGCTCATGGCACTCCATCTGGTTGTAGAGCTGCGGATGCGAGTCAGCCAGCTCGATCAGTGCCTGACCCTGAGCGATCCTCTGCGTCGAGCTGAAGATATTCGGGTCACTAATCGGGATGACATCGACGCGCCCATCGTAGTCCTCACGCATAACTACTGACTCAGCGTCTTCCACCTTGTATGGATACTGGTCCGGCAGGAACTCATAGTTGAGTTCAGCTCTGAGCTTGAACTCTTCTGCCGCCGCCATGTGTAGGCGACGGTGGATGGCAGAGAAGGGCTTGCTGCCCTGTTCTATGAGGGCGATGGTGGTGCCCACCGGACCAGTGTTTGATGCCTCGCCTGTCAACACTTCGGTTGAAGCCGAGAATGACTTACCTGCATCCAGCAACTGCTCGAACAGTTTCGCCAGTGCGGGTGCAGGGTCTTTGAATGGTGGCGTGTAGAAAGCCTTGTTCAGCTCTTCAGCCGTCATGTTCACTTCTTTGTAGACACCCGGCTCGATATGCTCGTCACCCGGCTGCATCTTCGCGTCATTGGACACGTAGCCGCCCTGCATGTTGGCGAAGGCAGCTGAGTCCAGAAGCGCTCTGATCGTCCCTGACGTAGCCTCAGCGACACTGCCGATGAGATGCAGCAGTCCGAAGCCGTAGAAGCCCAGACCCGGCAGGTACTTGTAGTGGGTGAACCAGAGACGCTTGAGCATCATCGGGTCGTCTTCTTTCCAGTTACGCCTGATGGAGAGAATCTCTCGCGTGCTGGTCTCGACCGTGACGATGTAAGGCAGCGGTGCGTTCCGATTGTAGCGCTCCTGATCGCTGTCCAGTGACAGGTCACAGTGACACTCGTAGACCGTGTACACGTGGTCATCAGTGTGCATCTCAGGCTGACGTGAGTCGGCTTGGTCGCGGTTCTCGTGCTCGCGATCGTCCTGCGTGTCCGTGGTGTACGGTGTCGAGTCAGGCAGGTCGATGTCTTCCCAGAAGCCTGTCTCGAACAGCTTCTGCATCTCACCCCGGTTCTTGAACATGCGATGCGTGTAGCGCGGCGCACTGGCGAGGTCAGTTGCGATGTACGGCACGATGAAGTCCGGTGACTGGATGTACCGGCTCACCACCATGTTGTTGACAGTATCGAAGTAGGTCTTCTTGAACGCTGAGCCAGCCAGCGGCAAGTAGAACAACATCTGATCCACCTGCCAGAAGTACGAGCGATCCTGATCGAGAATCTGGTAGTTCATGTGATTCTTGATGCGCTCAGCCTGATCTTCGATCTCACGGGTCACCTCACCTACAATCTTGGTCTTGACCGGACCCTCACTGGGGAAGACCTCTTCGATGGCACGTGCCTGAAACTGCACCACTGCTTCCCCAATCAGCGGGTAGGTGACGGAAGAGGCACCATCGAAGGGCAATTCCTCACCGGGAATGTTGTTCAGACCGAGCAGCTCCATGGCCTGCTCCATCCGCTGCTCCCAGTCCTTGCGTGCTTCGAGATCGACCTCCACCCACTCCATCACGCTGTTGGCTAGGTCGGACAGCTCAGTCCGGCTGAGGTCGTGCATGATGTTCGCTGCGTGCTCATCGCTGTCATCCTGCGACACACGGCTGGCACCGGGGTTGAAATCAACCATCGCCCGGTCACCTCGACTGGACACCTGAGCGCCACCCACCATGCCAGAGAATCCCTCGTCCTCGACCGGCATCTCTGCTGCTCGTGGTGCGTCAGGCATGTCATCAATTCGTCTTGCCATTACCGTGCCCCTTTAGTGCCGCCATACATGCGGATAGGCTTGTTCACGTGACGCATCAGGTTGTCATCATCATCGTCATCATCAAGGAAGTCAGCTGACCACTTCTTACGCAGCCACAGCATCGCCATGGTGCAAGTGTCAACCATGTCGTCATGGTCATCTGCCGGGAAGTTACCGCACTGCGTGATCACCTCATCAGCCCAGTTGCGCTTCACGTACCAGACGCAACCACGCTCAAGCACAAGAGATGCGGCGTGCGCACGCACGAACTTCGAGTCAGTGACCTTGATCCGTGCTATTGGGAGGTTCGCACGCCGCAACTCCTGCGCCAGAGAGTGACCTGATGCCTTCTTCTCGATCAGCACCTTGTCCGGCTTCCACAGTTGTGCAGCCTCGATCGCATTGGATCGCAGCTCCGGGTATTCCATGCGCTTGTTCATGCGCTCCAGCAGGATCAGGCACAGGCGTGTCTGACCCTTGTACTTGGCAGTCCATGGCAGCTTCGGGTCGAGGAACTCTTCATGCTCGAACACACCCCACGTGGTCCGGGCACTGAAGTCGCTCTCTTCCTCTTCCTCGAAGGCTGTGTCGTAGCTCTGGATGATCATGGAGATTGGCGGCAAGCTCTCGTCTGTCCACTCGCGCCAGTGCTCTTCCTTCATGATGTTGCCACCACGAGCCGATGGGTTCTGCTGAATCTGTGCCTCGAAGCCTCGCTCCGTCAGCTCCATGGACAGCTTAGCCATCTCTTCAGGACCGAAGCGGTCTTCCTGCAATAGGTCGTTCTCCACCTTGCGAGGATCAACGAAGATGACCTCATCCTTCTCCAGTGGCTCGATGTGATCACCGAAGGTGAATATCTCAGGATCAGCTGGCACTACACGCCTGCTGTCCTTCTTCGCCTTGGTGATGCACCGGACCTTCGGCATGAAGTAACCCGGCAGGTTGAGATGCACCCACCCACCAGTCGCGAGACAGTGACCGGGAAGGTCTTGGTGGTGACCACGCTGTGCGATGATCACGCGACCGAGCTTCTTCATGTCGTTGCCACGTGTTGACATGGTGTCACGCCACCAGTCAATAACTCCTTTACGAATCGTGTCAGAGTTAATCTCTTTCATGTTGTGAGCGTCATCCACAACAATGCGGTCACCACCCTCACCCGTTGCAGTACCACCGACTGATGTCGCCAGTCGATAGCCGTAGTAATTATTGTCGAACCTGCCCTTCTGGTTGAGGTCGCTCGACAAGTGATAGCAATCCCCGAAATGGTCCTGATACCAAGGCGATTGTATTAAGCGTCGGCACTTCACGCTGTCTCGCAGCGTCAGGCTCGATGCGTACGTTGCAAACAGCCATTGTGTTGAGGGTTGCCATATCCATTCCCATGCAGGCCACATGACGGCGACAATCGTGGACTTGGAGTGTCGTGGTGGGATGTTGATTACGAGGTCATCGATGTCGCCCAGTGACACGTAGGTGAGGTGATCGCAGATGGCATCGATGTGCCAGCCTGTCTTGAACTCCTTACCCGGCTCCACCACGTGCCAAGCATCACGCACAAACTGGCGCATGTTGTTGCGCATCTCCATGGCCTGCATGTAGGTCCACTGAGCCTGTGCTTCGTGAGTGCCGAATTGTGATGCTGGCATGTTCATGTGCGTAAGCTGAAGAACTTCGCGACCGTCAACAGACGGCGCACGACGAACTCTCCGAAAGAGCCAGAGACTGAGTGGTCAGCGATCAGTGCGTCCCACACTGAGTCAGCCACGGCTGCGGTGTTGTGTAGCTGGTCATCAACAACCGTGGTGCCAGCGTAGGTGTCCTCGTTCTCCCAGAAGCCAAAACCACGAAACGTCATGGTGCCAGCTGTGTTGTTGTCGTTCACGATCACGCGACCTGAGTCCATGTCCCATGAGAACGCTGCGGCAGTGCCCTTGTTGAGGAACTCGACACCACCTGTCCAGCCACGACCAGCGATGATTGCACCACCCACATCGAAGCTCGGTGTCTGTCCTGCCCCACCACCTGCAACGCCTGAGTAGCACTCGTAGATGTTGCACTGACCAGAGCCAGTGATGACCTGCGAGCCAGTGAATGCGACCTCGAAGTAGAAGCCACCGCTCATGGTGCAGTCATTCATCAAGCTGCGCTCGATAAGGTTGGCATCATCAATGAAGCTCGACTCCAAGTAGCAGTCCTGCACGCGCAGGTTGGCTGTGTTGGCAGAGTCAGGAATGGTAAGCACGGTGACTGTCGCGCCACCACCAACGATCCACACATCAGTGGACAAGTCAGTACTGGCTGGCACTGTGTAGCTGGTGCCATTGAGGAACAGCTTCTTCAGCCCCAAGGTGTTATGAATGGTCAGGGCATCAGCCCAGTTATCAGACGGTACTGCCATAGTGCCAGCTGGGTAGTCAGTGCCGCTGATGGCATTCGGGTTGCTTGGATCGAGACTGACCCCACCACCATAGGCTGCGTACCTGATCTCACTCAGCTCTGAGATGGTGCCAGACGATGACGTTTGCAGGATCACCTGCGTGCCCCACGTGGGCAGGATGGCAGGGATCGGATCGCCAGCCTCATCAACAGCTGTCAGGTTGCCACCTGATGTACGCACCTGCGTGACGTTCCACACTGAGTAGTCATCACCGATGTCGTACTCGTTGTCCGTACCGTTGAATGGTGTCTTCAGTGTCAGCGTGTTGGCATCCACCACGTTCACCACATCACTGGTGTTGCGATCAGTCCAGTTGATGATGTACGAGCCGGGTGCCACACCAGCTGCAATGAAGTCAGCACTGGTGTCCACGAACGTGATCCAGCCCACCGCATTGGGTGGACCGGAGCCTGTTGTTACCGTGCCAGTCTCAGCTGGGTCATTGCGTCGAGCAAATGCCAGCTGAAGGTTTTGCTCCTGCACTGTGATCGAGACAATGGTGTTGGCATCGAGCTGCTCTTTACCAGAGGCATTGATGAGCTTACCGAAGCCCATCGACTGGAACCGCTCTTCCTCAAGGCGAGACGTATCCACATAGTCCTGCATCACGATCTCCGTCGAGGGAGCCGCGATCTCAGCCACACGAGGTGTGAGCTGCTGGATGTATGTGATGTCCGTCCTGTCTGCCATTAGCCTGTTGCTTGACGCGCTCCGAGGTTGCGTAGCTCAAGGTCACGCTGCTTGCACAGTCCGAGCACCTGACCCATCTCATCAATGTCATGCGACTCACGCTGTACCACTTTGTTGAAGCGCTCGATCGACTCTTTGCTGATCTCGATCTGTGCTTCGAGCCTGTCGATCACATACGGGAACTGAATCTTCAGGGCTTTGATGGCTGCGTCAGCACCCAGCTCCTTCGACGCTTCAAGCCGTGCGACCTCACGATCACGGTGCTTGCACATCTCGATGTGACCTTGGTACTCCATGATGCGTTGCTGCTCAGCAAGAGCCAGATTAGCCATGCTCTCCTGATTCTTCTTCGCCTCACGTATCCGACCCTCAAGGTAGTCCACCCGTTGGGTCGGATACTTCTTCAGGACACCAGCAATCTTGTTCTTCCGCTCCGTGTCATGCGCCAGTGCTATCTGGGGCTGCACACGTGCGGCTTCAGCGATCGGTAAGTCCTCGACCTTACATCCATTCAGTCGTATGGACTCCACCCCTGTTTGTCCGATATTGCTGCTACTTCCTGCCATGAT